TTCAACTAAAGGCGGAATAGCTGGAACGATCATTAGAGTTACAGCAATAGCTTCAGCTAAGTATGCAGTAGAGGGTATTAACCTTGCTTCAGGAACTGTAGTAACTCCATTTGCTGACGCTTAAGGAGGTCTATAATGGCTGATGCAATAACATCTCAGACCATAGAAGACGGTGGTAAAAATTTAATTGTTAAGATAACTAATGTTAGTGACGGAACTGGAGAATCAAACGTTGCTAAAATTGACGTATCAGCATTAAACGTTGACCCCGTAACAGGTGCGGCTTGTAGCCGTGTAGCAATTCAACGTATTTGGTTTAGTAATATAGGCATGGGATTTAAATTATTTTGGAAGGCAACTTCTAATCAATTTATATTTGAAGCCCCTGCTGACTTTTCAGATACATGGGATTTCTCTATGGGTAATGAGGGAAAATCAGGAATACCAAACAATGCAGGTAGTGGAGTCAATGGAGACTTACTGTTAACAACAGTAGGACATTCTAGTGGCGATACTTATAGTGCAATTATTTGGGCACACAAGAAATTTTAAAAAGGAAAAATTATGAAACGTACTAAAGGCAAAGCAAGAATGCAAAGAGGCAAAACTGTAAAAGGTAAAGCTAAGATGCAAAGGGGCAAAACTGTAAAAGGAAAAGCTAAAATGAAAATGTCCGGTGGCAAGTCCGTAAAAGGAAAAGCTAAAATGAAAATGGCTGGCGGAAAATCCGTAAAAGGAAAAGCTATGATGAAAATGGCTGGCGGTAAAGGCACTAAAGGCAAATCCAAAATGAAAGGACCAATGATGTATCAAGATTTGGTCAAGAAAAAATTTGGTGGCAGAGTGTAAATGGCAACTAGCGGTTCAGCTACATTTGACCCTGACTTTACAGAACTAGCAGAAGAAGCCTATGAATTGGCAGGAGTAGATATGCGTTCTGGGTATCATTTAAGGAGTGCTAGACGCTCCTTAAATACCATGTTTCTTGAATGGGCTAATCGTGGTATAAATTTATGGAAAGTAGAAAGCGGAACACAAGCCTTGACGGCAGGTACAGCTACTTACACTTTACCTGCTGATACTATTGATCTAATAGAACATTCTATTAGAACTAATTCAGGTAATGTAGACACGCAAGCAGATACACGATTAAATCGTATATCTGTTTCTACTTACTCTGCTATACCAAACAAACTTTCAAAAGGTTTACCTATACAAATTTATATAGACCGACAACAGGCTGCACCAGTTGTAAATCTATATCCTGTACCAGATGATGTAGAAACCTACACATTGTTTTATTATAGGATTGCTAGAATAGAAGACGTGGGTTCTCCGGGTTCTAACACTTTAGATTTACCCGCTAGATTTATACCATGTGCAACTGCTGGATTAGCTTATTATTTATCTGTTAAGCATTCAGATCAAGCAGAAAGGGTTGTGGCTTTAAAATCCATGTATGAAGAACAATGGCAACTGGCTGCTGCTGAAGATAGAGAAAAAGCTAGTGTAAGGTTTGTGCCATTTGTAAGTAGAAACTAATGAGTAGTTTTGCTTCCGGTAAAAAATCTATAGCTTTTTGTGATCGTTGTGGATTTGAATATCTATACACAGAATTAGTTTTTGAAATATTTAATCAAAAAAGAACTGGCTATAAAGTTTGTAGCGAATGTTTAGATGTTGATCAACCACAATTACAATTAGGAAAACATACTACAGATGATCCTCAAGCTTTAAGGGACCCTAGACCAGACAGAGGTTTAAGTGCTAGTAGAAGATTTTCTGCTTTTGATCCTATTGGCGGAGGCATAACAGAGTTAGGTTCATCTACTTTAGGTTTAGATATGTTCGGCAGGGTAGGTAAACTGACAGTCACAACGAGTTAACTATGACATACGCAGAATTAAAATCATCAATTCAGAATTATTTACAAAACTCAGAAACTACTTTTGTAAACGATTTACCTACAATAATAAAACAAGCTGAAGGAAGAATTTTAAATATGGTGCGTTTGCCTGTATTTAGAAAAGCTGTTCAAGGTAATTTGACTGATGGTAATCCATATTTAGAAACACCATCTGATTTTTTAGATACTTTTGATATAACTGTTATTAGTTCTAATTCTCATACTAATTTACTTAGAACGGATGTAACTTTTATAAGAGAAGCATATCCAAATCCAACAGTAAAAGGTACTCCTAAACATTATTCTTTATTTGACGAAAACACATTTATTGTAGGTCCAACACCTGACGCAGATTACACATCAGAACTTCATTATTTTTATAGACCTGCATCTATAACAGCAGGCACAGATAGCGGTACTACTTGGCTTTCTACAAATGCAACAAACGCTTTACTCTATGGTTCAATAGTAGAGGCATATACTTATATGAAAGGTGAACCTGACTTGATGAATTTATATAACGATAGATATGATAAAGCTTTAGCGAGACTGAAAGTTTTAGCAGAAGGCAGAAATACAACAGACACATATATAGATAGCACTTTACAAATACCAGTATCATAAAACATTAAGGAGCAGATAATGTTAAATAAACCTATAAAAGACCTAAAGGGCAAACATATAGCAATAGTTGCTATGGGAGAAAGTCAATTAGATTTTCATATAGCTACAGCACATAGTAAACAATATGATGAAGTGTGGGCTATAAATGCTATGTCAGGAGTTATACCTAATCCTGATAGAGTTTTTGCTATGGACCCTATGACAAGATTTTTTGATACTGATGATGCAGGCAATCAAACTGAATTAATGCGTAGAGTCTTACCTAAGTTAACTTGCCCTATATATTCGGTAGAATTAGATGAAAGAGTACCTAATATTGAGTTATATCCTATAGAAGCAATTATTAGAGATACAGAGTGTGGATATTTAAATAATACAGTAGCCTATGCAATAGCTTTTGCTTATTGGAATAAAGTTGGCTCTGTTGCTATGTATGGTGCTGATTTTACTTATAAGAAGTTAGTTTACTTTGCAGAAATGGGTAGAGCCTGTTGCGAATTTTGGTTAGCTAAATGTATGGAGCAAAAAATAGATGTTTCTATAGCACTTCGTTCAAATCTGCTAGATGCTAATGTTGAAATAAAAGACAAGCTTTATGGCTATCATAGACTACAAGACCCTGTGGTAAGTTATGTAGAAGATAATAAAATGAAAGTTTGTAGATACTCAGAAGTCATAACACAACAAATGGTGCCTTATGGAATATCAGGTAGAGAAGACCCACAAACAGAATTTAACGATATAGTAGAACCAAATAAACCATAATGCAGACAGATAAATTTGAACTTTCAATAGGTAACGTAGGAGTTACTACAACTCAAAACAGAGGACATACTGTGGAGGAGTTAGCCGAAATGGCTACCAATAAATTAATTTCTATCAGCGATGATGTTGATCCTATGGTAAAAGCACAGGCTCACGCATTTAGAGATAGATGTAAATGGATCATTCAATATTATGTAAATGAGGGAATAAAAAACCACGTATGCACAGTATGTAATGAGTTAGAGAAACAAGGTCAAAAAGACCTAGCAAATATAATAAGGAGACTGTAATGGCTATTACACAAGCAATGTGTACTTCTTTTAAAAAAGAACTTTTAGAAGGTGTGCATAATTTTAAAAACTCAGGCGGTAGTACATTTAGACTTGCACTATATACGAGTTCTGCAACTATGAGTGCTGCTACAACTGCATATACAACATCACAAGAGGCTAGTGGAACCAACTATACTGCTAAAGGTAACACTTTAACTAGAGTTGATCCAACAAGTTCAGGAACAACAGCTTTCACTGATTTTGCTGATTTGACTTTTGGTACAGCTACGGTAACTGCTAGAGGATGTATGATTTACAACGATACGGCAACAGGTGATCCAGCAGTAGCTGTGTTTGATTTTGGTGCTGATAAAACATCAACAGCAGGTTCTTTTACAATTACTTTTCCTACAGCAGACGCAAGTAACGCAGTTATAAGAATAGCATAATATGTCTGTCGGATGGGGTCGATCCACTTGGGGCTCTGGTCC